GTCGTCGACCTTGAAGGCGTAGTACTTCGCCTTGTCGATCGTCAGCTCGATCTTGTCGTCACCGAGGTCCTGATAGTTGATGGTGCCGTTGGCGGTGTAGTCGCCGATGTTGATCGTCGGACGAATACGGATGTGGACTTTGGAACCGGCGCCTTTGATCTCCCCTTCCCAATCGTGATTCGTGATGTCGTTGAGGCAGGTCGAGGCGTAGAACTTTGCCTGGAGTTTTTTGCTCCAGACTTCCGGTACGAAATTACCATTCGGGAGGTTTGCGCCCGTACGCGCGACTGAAGTAGGCATTGTGAAATGCTCCAGCTAAAGCGGACTCGGCCGTCATCTTTAAGCCCTCATCGGGGCCGACGGTCGACCACTTGGTTATGGTGTTATGCGCCCATGTGCCATCGCCTCGTCGATAGCCGCTTCGTTCTCAGCAAACTCCTGAGGACTCATGGCGGCTATCTGCTTCCGCGAAAAACTAGGGCGCGGATTGGTTGGCGGTTTCAGACCTTTTCGCGGCGTAGGAGTAGCGAGTCGACGAGCCATTTCGAGCTTCGTCTCTTTGGGGGCTGCATTCGGCTCCGGATCCGTTTCCGCATCGCCATCTGTTGGCGGAGTAGGCTCGGATGTCTGAAGCGGAATGCCGACGTCTTTCTTGTACTTGGTAAGTACATCGATGACGTCGATTGCCGTTCCTTTCTCGATCGCGTACTGATACATCGACGACTGTCGTGACAACCAGCCTTGAAAGTCAGCGGAGGCCGCAATATCGGAAGCATCCGAATGCGCTTCGTTAATCGCTGCAAAATGGGCGTCTTCTATAGCCTTCTGCTTTTCCGCCGCCGTCAACTCTGCGTTCGCGGTTACGGTGCTGGATACCTCTTGCACCTTCGCCGTGAGCGAAGCATTTGCTGCGGCAAGATCAGCTTTCAGGCTCTTCAGCTGCTTGAAGACCGGAGCCAGCGCCGGATACTCAGCTTCGAGCCCGGCAATATCGGCATCATCCACCTGGTCCGCGGCTGGCGCGGGAGGCGTGGCCTTCATTTTTTCCATTTCTGCAGTGAGTGACTTCACGCGCTCCGCTAACGCTTCACTTGCGCGGCGGGCATCCGCTGCTTGCTGAGTCGCTTTCGTCATAAGGGCTTGGAAGCCCTTGATCCGCGTTTCCGCGTTCGCCCGAATGTTGGCAAGCCGCTGTTCGATTTGCTCGAGCGTCAACCCGGCAAAGTCCGAAGCCTTCGGCTCCGGTTCTGCGGCTGGCTCTGCTTCGCTAGCCGGTGGGTCCGTGACGGGCGCCGGCGGATCCTCACCTGTCGGTGTGGGGGCCAGTTCCTCTTCCACTTCTGCCGCCGCTGCCTGTTCCGGGGCTGCCGGGGGCTGCTGCGATGCCTTGATAAAATCGTCTGCTTCTTGCTCCAACTTTTCGGGACTGACGTAGCCTTTACTCATCAATGCACCTCATGGTTGCGGGTCCGCACGAAGTCGGAGTGTCCGCGTTCTCGTCCGGGGGTCTTAAGACCGGGTCCGGGCCTGCACTAAAACTTTCTCTGCGTCTTCACGCAGGTTCATAAACTTTTCGATTCGAGCGAAGTCGCCTTGCAGACGGCAAATCTCGTCAGGCTGACGACTGGGCGACAATGCGGCCAGATCCCTCAGCAGGGATTGCTGAAGGCGAAGTAGGAATTTCTCCACCACCGCCCACTCCGGCACCGACGTTAGGTGGTACACCACCTGCGCCTCCTCCGGTGTTAGGTGCCGTGGGTGTTGGTGCGGCGTCTGAGACTCCACGCTCATCTGGTGCTACCTCATCTGGGTTAAGGTCGAGAGAACGTGCGATCTCTCGTAACAGGTTGGCGCGCTTATCCGGTCCGATGAGTTGCGCATCCACCGGATTCGCCGTGATCTGCGCATACTGCATCTGGCGCTGCGAGCGCATTTCCTTCGCCATCAGCGCGGTAGAACCACTCGCCTCAATGTACATGTCGCCTTTGATGCGATCGTTATCCGACCACTGCATGTTCCAGTCGTACATGCCGCCAATGAACGGCTCCGTCAGGTCCATGTCGATGTTCTTAATGACGGTCTTGATCGTGACGTTCGCCGCGCCCATCAGCATCGACATTCCGCTGGCAGTCTTGTTGAGACCCGGAAGGGTCTCGCCGTGCGTATACGACGGGAGGCTCGTCTCCTCGTCCACGAACCGACGAAACATCTCGGTGATGCTCTGCAGGTTCCCGGTGATGTTCTGCGGCTGATAGAAGCGCAGCATCGGTGTCGAGTCGTCGCCACCTTCGCGAAGCCACTTCTTCCACGGAATGAGGTCCGTGTTCTGACCAGGGGCCAACAAGTTCGTGTTGATCTCAACCTGCGGACCGCTCGAAATGCCCATGTTGTTGAGCGTCGCCCGCACCGAACCGTTGATAACGGCCTGCGAGTCGCGCATCTGCTTAGCGACACCGGTTCCCCAGAAGCGATGCGGCGCCTTTTCGTAGCAGGCGATCTGATACGGGATTCGCTGCGGCGTAAGCGGATTCAACTCGACCTTGATCGTGCGGGACGCCGAGAACCAAACGTTTGCCTGGTACTCGGCGGTATATTCATCCGGATTGATGTCAAACCCAGCGCTGGCCAACTGCTGGCCAGTGACCTGGCCCCAATACTCAAGAACGTCGTAACGATTGTTCGTAGTTGAAACACTTAACCCAGCGATCCTGCGGCGCTCCGTGTCGTGCTGCAGGTCCGTATGATTTCCGTTTGGCTGCGTCCGGATGATGTCTTCGATAGCTTCCTTGCTGAATCCTGGCGACGAACCAAGGTCGCGAAAGTTCGCTGTCGTTAGTACGTGACGTTCGTACATCCCCGTAAGATCTTTCAGCGACGTCGCATACGGATCAGGAGTCAGGTCGAATACGCTCGGCGCTGACACTCCCGGAGCGGGCTTTTCGACAACCGTGGTTTCCCAACCGGTCTCGGTCATCTCCCACTTGTTTTCGGTTCGAACAGTTACCGTCGGACCTTTGATCGCTCCGCTGCCGAGTAGGCAAATCTCCATGATCGCGGTCTTGAACTTGTGCTCGTATTCCGCCTCGCACAGTTGGTCCTCGATCTCCTGCCCCATTTCCTCGGCGGCAAGCTCGCAAAACTTCTTGACCGCTGTGTCCATAAACTTCCGGTTGTGCACCGGAGCATTCGGATCGAGCTCAAGGAGCTTTTCCTTGATCTTGGCGACCTTCGCCGGCGAGACTTGCGGTACCGGAGATGACTTGATCCCCCAGTTCCGATCCGTACCAAACAGCAGGTCTACTACGCGCGCAAACGCGGCCATTACCTTCGTCCGCGTGAGGTGGACGAACACTTGAGACTGCCCAGGCTCAAAGCTTGCCGCTACCGACGGTTCGTACTGCCCTTCAAACGCGCGAAGGTCTCTGAGCCAGTCCTCCACGATCTCGCGCTTGGCCATCTCCCATTCGTCGTACTTTGTGCGTAGAACCTGCCCAAGGGCGTCGGCAATCTGCGCGTTCGGCGCCGCCGTTGTCTCTTGGCCAGGCGCCGACGCACCCGGCGCATTGGCGCCGAGTTCGACTTGGACGAGGCTCATCAGTAACCGACCTTCGGATCAGCAGGACGATGACCACCACCAACGGTGATACCGCTGCTTCCAGCGCGCGGCGCGCACAGCACCATTTCGCGCGTAATCGCGAGCGACATCACGCGATCGTCGAAGCAACCGGGCTTCGCGGTGTATTTGCCGTTGTCGTCGATTATGTACGTCATCATTTCCTGAACGGTCTCTTTGCAGGCGATGCCATGCGTGCCGTCACGCAGTGCCGCGGCCAGTTGGTCGATGATGTGGAGCTTGCTGTACTCGGTCGTGTGCCAACCGAGCTTCTTCGTCTGCTTCTCGCCGCGGTGAGTCAGGTCTTCCTGGACGTACAACCGCGGGTACTTGCTCTTCTTCAGAGCCGTCAGCGTCGTGAGGCCGTGGTTATTCGCCTCAACACCGACGAAGGCCATGTTGTAATACCGGCCGATCGAGGCAATCACATACCCGAACTGGTCCGGATCGACGTGCCCGCGCCAGTGCGCGACCTGCTTTCCCGTTACGACATCCATCACGTCCAGACTTGAGAAGTCGCCGTGAGCCAACCCCTCGGCAACGTCAGCACCGAGCGCGTAGCGCGATCCGGCGCGCGGTGGCGTGAAGAGAAGTAGCCGCCCATCCGACCTGTCCTCGATCGTGCCGGTGTAGATATTCACCTCGGCGCGACGCTTCGGTGAGTAGCACTCGTCCAACGCTGCAACGAGCCATGCCGACGAGAACACCAGCCGACCGGAGAAGATGAACGCCTCTTCCGGTTCGCAGGGATACTCCTGCTTGAAAAGGTCTTCCGGGTTGCCGCCTTGGGACGGCTTGAGCTCCGATATCTTCTTTCGGCGCCATACGAGCTGTGAGTCTTCCAGCTTGAACCGACGAGCTAACTTCTCCTCTTCCGACGTGCGGCGAAAACCAGTCTTTACCTGCTCTCGGTACTCATCCTGCCAGTACCACGGCAAAAATATGGCTTTATACTCGCTGTGACCACTCTCGGCCTCCTTCCAATCGTCATGAAAGGTTCCGCCAACACCGCGAGCCGTGGACTCAAGAATTGATTCTGTACCTGGCATATCAGCCAATGACTGCAGTACTCCAGCCTTGTGCTCAGCCGCATGCGGCCAGAATGCCACCTCCGATCCGTGGAAAAACTGAATGGTCTTCGAACGGCCAGTGGCTCGGTTGCCTGCGGTACCAACGTTGATGCCTGAATCAAGCCTGGGAATTATCAGCTCCTTCGCATTCGAAGCGCCTACGCCTATCTTGATCGGAGAGTTCTTAACAAATCGATCACTGATATCGAACAAATTTTTCGTGGCATCTTCTTCATGCGTCAGGATGAATGCTCTGACGCCCTTGAACTGAACGATTCTCCAGAAAAACCGTCCCTGAACATACGTCGATATGCCTTGTTGGCGACCCTTTAGGATAATGGCCCGAACCTTTCCAATCAGTTTGAG